TAGAGTTCTGACGGTTCTTTGTATCCTGACGACGAAGATCAAACATAGGGATCTCATCTGCCAACATAGAACTGTCAGCATACCGTTGGGAAAACTCCTGATATGTGAACGAACGATGACGTAAAATTTGAGCTGCGATTGCCCTGGTGGTTTCAATCTCCAGAGTCATGTGTGCCTGCTCAAACACAGACCAGTGGTTATGTTTGATGCAATACTTTAGCAGACCAGCAACCTTAGGATTCTCCTGGTTGTTCGGATTGCTCACTCTCGCCACATACCCCATCGTCTTTTCTGCGTCTGGAGTTACCGTCACCAATTTCACTGAGTTCATTACTAAATCCTTTCTCCTGTTTGCGTCGTAGTTGTTTTTCTTTCAGTGCTATTTTAGCACGAACTAATTGAAGCGCCATGTACTGTAACTCTTCTGGTGTGAAGAGTTCAGGTTTCTTTTGAGCAATCTTAAGTGCTTTCTTTGCTAGTCGTATTTGATCTTTTAATCGTGTCATAGTATGCCAAGTAGTATTTTACAATGCCATCGGGTCTAACATTGCCTTGGGATACCCAGTCATGAGCACACTCATAAATCGACCGAGTTGAATACACTGGCACACCATTCTCTAGTTGGTGTCCAAATCTAGCAAGCAAAACTCTGAGTGCTGCCTGCCTATACTCCATGCGTTCGTCACTGTAACGCCAATCAGTCTGGGTATCCGTCATCGTCTCCTTGATCATAATTAAATCCGAAGTGTGGTCCACCCTGCTGCAACTGGATCTTGTATGCATCAGTGTCAGAATAAACCTCGCTCTCTAACGCATTTGTTAAAGACTTGAGGTTCTTGACGATGAGTTTTAGTTTTTCTCTATCCATATTTAGATAACAGATGTCAGAATTATAACATAAAAAAAGAGAGGGCGTCAACCCTCTCTGTCTATCTTCCAGATCTTATC